ATTTTATAGAGTTTATAATTTTTGTGAGCATTTTGTGAGCATAATTCTATTTAATAAAAAACCTTGCATTGCGCAAGGTTAAAATCGAGAGAAAGGTGAAATCACCCTTATGTGTGTACTTTCAAGGAGTTATGTAATATCTGCATATTTTTTTAAATCAAAAACTCTATTAAGCCAACCGTGCAGGAATCCTCTTTGAGTTGCAACTTTTGCAAATTCGTTATATTTCTCCGCACGTGCAAGTAAAAACTTTTCCGGATATTTATACTGGGCAGCTTTTAAAAACTCACTAACACGGCTTACACCCATATTTACAGCAGTGTCAAAGCAGAGTATAGCAAATTTTTCAGACATATTATTACATCCAGCTTTTAGCCAGTAATTCTTGTAATAAATCTCCTCAACTTCTTTATCCGTAATATTCTTCACATCCTTTTTAGCAAGACCTTTAGAAGAAAGCCACTCATCATATGTATTCTGCGTAATCCCTTTGTTTGTACACCCGCCAAGGTCATTAGGGTTATTTACATACCCGCCTTCCCATTTGAGTACAAATTTTAAAGCTTTTTTAAATCTTTCCACTATTCTCCACCTACGCTTATCTTCATATGCTTAAGTAATAAATCCATTTTTGCATCAAGTCTAGTTAATAAATCTCTATCTGTATTAACGACTTCAAAAATATTTTTTCTACAAGATTCACAATCGTCTTTCGTTTTGTACTTTAAAGAAATCAGCCAGTCGCAAGCTTTAAATCCTGCAATGATAGTAGCAATACCTCCTAATATGTATAAGATTATATTATCCATTCTTTTGTAGCCTTTCAATTATATTTGCCTGATTTCTTATCGCCTCCTCTATTAATTTTATAGATTTCTCCATTAATTCAAACTTTTTATTAAGTTCGTGGATTTCTTGATTGTTTTCAATTGATTTTTCATCTTCATTTTTTTTAATAAAATCAAGGGAAACAAAAGGGTATTTGTCAGTAAAGATTTTAGTAATTTCTATATCTTTATTAGTAGTTATGTTTAATGATTTATTTCGCAAGCCTTTATAAATCAATTCTTTTAGCAAAAATAATCCTGCCAAAACTACACCTAATGTAACTATCCAAAATAAATTAATTTCAATCATTTACGCTCCTGTATGGTTATATCGGGTTTTCGAGGATTGAATATGGTTTTTATATCCATAGGTTTACCCTCAAATATTACATTTTGTTTTTGAATGGTATCATCTTTCGAATCAAACTTAAATTTAACCTTTTTATTAGTAGTTTTAGATTTTTTAGAATGATACTGCTTTTTCATAATTTTATTTTACCCCCTTTTAAATCGGGTAAATTGTAGCATAAAAAAGAAAGTGAGGTTTTATGAATAATTACGAATGCATTAAGAATGCAAGTATTGAAGAAATGGCACAATTTATAAGTTATTTTGTTCGTGAAGGCTCCAAAATCCCTTGCCATATATGTAGAGGAGATTTACATAGATGTATTGAAGAATATGAGCCAGGACTTTTTCGTATAATTAAAAAATTCGACCATACTAAATGCCCCGAGTGGCAAGAATGGTTAAGGAGCAATGATTTAAGGTTAATTGAAAGTCTAAAAGAAGATATAAAAATAATAAAAAATATAAAGGAGAAACAATGCTAACAACAATTAACGCTATTTACAATTTTGCAATACTTTTGTTTATAAGTATGTGCAAGATATTTATATCGTTGCTTATCTTTTGCCTTGTGGGGGTAGTGATTTATGGAATGGGTAAGGCGGTAGTAGATATTATAAGACGGAGAATTAGAAAATGAAACAATACAATTTAAAACTTGAATGCACTGTGCCGGATTATATAAATGATGAACAATTTATTGAGTGGTTACGGTATGAATTAATTGATTGGGGCAGTTGCAGCTGCAACAACCCTTTATTAAAAAATAGACACAAATAAGATTGTTACCGATTGGACAATTTATTAATAAAAGAAGCCCAATAAGGGCTTCTTTGGGGTTTGGGAGTATCTATTTTTCTTCCTTGCTATATTTAATGCGTTTTTTAGCGTTATGATATGCTCGCTCGGAGGCTTCACCGCAATAGTCGGGATCTTCAAGATAATTCTTAGCCATTTTTAAATAATCTCTTGATTCTGTTATCACATTGCAATAATCAGAATAGAGCATATTTACAACATAGGCATAATCGTATTTTGTATATTCCTTTTTATCAAAATCAATTTCAGATAAGCGGGCGATATCTTCAACACTCCACTTTGCACCGTCGCCTTTATCACCTACCCATTCCAACAAGTCAACGGCTTCCTCATACATTTCAGCTGTACCAATGTGGCAGCCGTATTCCTGTTCGCATTCGTACTCGGTCAATGCTTCGTATGCAATATCTTCCATTTTTTCAAAGAACACCAGCATCATATCTTCTGCGATATTCGGGTATTTTTTCTTTAAAGAATTGTATTTATTTATTACTTTATTCATAAATACCCCCTTACGCAAAACACTTACAAGGCGGTGTATCAAACAGTATTACATACGGTGTGCCGTTATTCGGCGGCACAACATAAGCGCCTCTTGACCTTCTTGGAATATGGTTACTTAAAATTTGCAAAGAATATTTATTTAAAAGACTGACTGCTGTTCCGTTTACAATAATTTGAACAGGCAACGGCGCGCCTGACACGCGGTTTGAAATGCAACCGTTAACTTTTAAATTAAAACATTCCAAAGAGCTTATATTTGTAGAATTTGTAACGGTCAAAGCGACATTTGTATCTGTTACCGTAACATTTTCTACACAGTGAGTATTATTTTTGCAATTACACATTTTTGTTTCTCCATAAGTTATATATTTTAGAGAGTAAGAGGGTTTTTAAGCCCTCTTACTTCCGACAAATTACGCAAAGTTTCCGCAGCTTCCGCATCCGTATGCATTATAATAATTTGCAGCCTGATAAGGTGAGCAAGTTATATATGCAGGGATTGGGCAAGGTCTTAAAGTGTTAATAATATTAGCACTTTGAGCCTGTTGCGAAAGCTGGAAGTTTGCAGTTTGAAGACCAGTTGTCAAATCAGCGATTCTCTGGTCTTTTGCATTCATTTCCATACTGCACAATTTGTCTAAGATTTTTTGAGTGTTGGCTGTTGCGTTTGTTGTTATTGCACAAGTGTTTTGTGCTGCTTCATAACGTACTGCATCAATGTTTCTGTTTGTTTCGCAGCAACATTTAGCATCTTCAAAACGGTTCTGCAAAACTTCTCTGCCAAGTCCGTTAAAGCCTTGAAGCATAGTTGTGTTTTGAGCATAAAAACCGTCACAAAGTCCGTTACTGATTCCGTCAAGTTTTCTTAAAACTGACTGAGTGTCAAAGCCTTGCTGTAACTCTATTTGAGTAAGTCCGTTGCCATTTCTGCCCCAACCGTTACCGCCAAAGCCGAAAATAGCAAAAAGAAGTATTACCCAAATCCACGCACCGCCGCCAAATCCGTAACCGTCACCATAGCCATAACCGGTATGCCTGTCGGTAACTGCCGCGATGTCCGCCGCTGATAATGGTTCTTTTTCCATTGTTTACCTCTTTCTTTTAAAATGTGTGACTTCTAAAACACGCTCACGCATTAAAGGCTAAGCGGTAAAACACGCCACCTTGGCGGTAACATCCTCGAATTCGAGGGAATTATATTTTCAATCCGAATTGATTTGCTAATTGGTTTAAATCAATCCCTTGATTTTTTGCAAGATTTCTTGTGTATTGTTCAAGCTGTTGAGGGGTTTTCCCCTGAATAACCTGCATAATTTGTTTATATTGAGGATGATTGCCCATTAATTGTTGAATCATCATCATAGGATTTTGGGAGTTTTGCAGCAAACCTATAAGCTGCATAGGGTTATTTAACATTTTTACCCCCTTTGTTTTCTATTTCTTGCGGTTTTTCTTGCAATAGAGAATATAAACCGTCAATCTTTCTTGCAAAACCGTCTATTTTGTCATTAAGCGTTTTAAAATCTTTTTCGTATGTATTTATACTCTTTTCGTCTTTAACCTCGTTTAACGGCTGTTCCTGCTTTGTAAATACAAAAAATTCAGCTTCTGCAGTTTGTTTATTTGTCTTTTTTAAGTAAATTTCATTTTTACCGGCATTGTAAAATAATGTTGGAGTTCCAAACGCATCAACAATATACGCTTTTGCCTCTTCAATAGTGCTAACAGGAATTGTCTGTAATATTTGAGTAGCGGCTTGCTGCTGGGGGGCTTGCTGTGCCGGCTGTTGAACTTGCGGCATCATCTGTTCATACTGTTGTATTCGCTGTTGAGCATTAAACATCGGCTGATAATAGCTTGGATACATTCCGTAATTCATCATAAGAATAAATCCTCCATATTTTTATTATGAAGGATTTTTTTAATTAAAACTGTACAGTTTTTATTTGAAAATAATATAATAAAGCTTAATCAGAGCTGAATCTTGAATATTATAAAATTTGCGTTCAGAAACATTTAATTTGTTCGCGGTATTTGCCACCATTCTGTCTTCAGCAAAAGTATATATGATTAACCATTTTTCATCTTCGTTTAGGTCAGGATGATTGGCTAAAGCTCTTATTTTTTGTGTTTGTTTAGTTTGGTACAAATTCTTTAAGTATTTTTTTACTTTATTTTTCATATAAATTTTTTAAATCAATCTTTTCTTTCCCGCTTTTAAACCACCCAAAATTAAACGCAACCCCGCACCGATACAAGATTTGTATATATTTAGGCGTTTTAGGGCAATCTGCAGCTTTAAGCATTCTATAAAAAAAGTTATTAATCCAATGACCTGAAACATCTACAACCTCCAAAAATTTAGGTGCTATATTTTCACATACAATTTTGTCTTTATGTACCCTCAAATATCTCAACATTTGTAGTTGCTTTTTATTTAACTTAACTCGCACCACTTGATGATACTTACATCCGACATCGTGCCCGTGAGCACATCTTATATCCCAGTCAGCAGAATTTATCCACGTAAAGTTATCAGTTGTGAATCCTCTCCAAGCAAGATAAATATTTCCGTCATCATCCTGAAAGAGTTCATTATCAATGAGTTTATACATTCCTTTCTGCGGAAGTTGTGCTATTCTTGCTGCTGCTGTTAAAAACTTGCCCATATACTTCTAAAATCTCCACGTAAACTTAAAACTAAACCCTTTTGGTGTTATCCTAAAGTTTTTTAACAAGCTCCAAAAGTTTTTCTTTGATTGCTTCTTTTGCTTTTTCAATGAATAAATCCTTTTTTTCTTCAAACAGTATTAAAGCTTTTTCTTTCAGTTCCGGAAGTTCTAGGAGGATATTCTTAACAATCCCCTCTAAGATTTTTTTACGCATCCATTTAAGCATTGTTTTCACTCCTTATGACTTTGTATACTTTGTTTCCTTTATAAAACTTGAGCTTAGACTTAACCCAGTTACCCAGTTTGTCAGATAAGTAGTATAGTTTTTGTGTAAGCTCCCCGTTTTCTGTTACTGTATAGACATCAAGCTTGCAATTTTTCAACAGACCTGTTGCCCTATTACCATAACTGGTTGTTCTAGTCACTATATGTACCCCGAAAGATGGGTTACTCTGCTGTATCGGCTGTATTTTCATTTTCTACCTCTTCCAGTACTACACCAAATGTCTCACTTTCCACTACAATAACTGTGCCTGACTGTTCTTTATATCCTTCTGCCGTTACTATATAGTAAACTTCACTGCCGTAAGGTACTGTTATGCTCATTTGTTTTACGCCATTGATTGTAACAACAGCTTCTGCGGGTGTTGGATTAATTGTAATTGTACAGTTTGTTAGATACCTGTAATCATTTGTGTCAAAAAACTCATCCAGCTGTTCTTTTGTAAATCCGAGAAGAGTTCCAACTACATCTATATACGGGTTGCCGCGGTAGAAGTTATTAGCTTTCAGTTCTATTTTTAACGCCTTAATATCAATTGCCGGTGTTTCTTCTGATAGTGCTTGCGCTTCAACAAGATCAATAACATCATCAAAGTCCATTCCTTTGGCCTTATAAATAGCACGTTCAACATCCGCAGCAGTAAGATTTAACATTGCTGTGCGTTCAGCTTCTTTCTGAGCTTGTTCGGCTTCTTTTTCTTCAATAGTCATAAGCTCAAAGTCTAAAATTACATAGCCTTCTTGAACCTTTTTGATTTCTAAACTCGCATACTGTGGCATAAAAAGCAAGGTGTTTTGTAACTTTTGCCTGTCCTCATCAAATAATACTATCTTGTTATCTTGTTCGATATAAAACATTATGAACCTCCTTGTGAGCCATTAGCGTAGATGAAGCGGAATATCAACGTATCCCCTCCAGCGGTATAATTAATAAAATAAGTGCTGCCTTTTCTAACGGGGAAAAATATTGTTGGGGCTAAACTTGTTAAGCTGGAGTAGCTAGTAATATAGCTTATTCTTTCTGAATAAGCGCTACCATTTTGCCCAGGTTTTGGCTCTCCGCCTGAAATGTACTGGTTTGCTGCATTAGCCTGTTTTTCTACGCATATCCACCCATTCGCAGGAGCGGTATAAGTAGAACCACTAGCCCCCAAAGTTAAATCAATATATCTATTACTAGGAAATCCCCAAGAGCTGTTTTTGTCTACCTTTGTTTCCTCAATCCTTCCCAGATTAGCCAATGGCGCATTCTGAGCTACAGAAGCTACAAAGAAGTATAGCGAACCATTGCTTTTAGCATAGATAAATCTAAAAGATTTAGTGGCACCGCCCACACTATAACCAATACTTATAACATCACCTTTTGATACAGGGGCAAGAATTTCGGCGTCATACCCAGCTGCTGTAGGTTGTGACGTTAATGTATATTTGATATTTCCATTTGAGTCTTTTATTACTGGAGTTAAATACTGACCTGTACTTGAAGAAAGTTTTTGTATCCAAAACCACCCATTCGCAGGAGCGGTATAAGTTGAACCACTAGCTTTTAGCTCTAAGTCATCATATCTATCACTTAACAAGTCCTCACTACCATTTAAAGTTGGCACTGTCAATATTTCTGCCACTGTGTCCAGCTTCCAATCATACTCTGTCACAGTTTCATCAGTTGATAGTTTTACTGTAATTCCGCCGCTTACTCCTCGTTTTGTGTAACTTCCACCTGATGGCAGTTCAACAGTTGTACCGTCTGCTACCTCGGAATTATATTCAACAAGAGCAGCTTCATAAGCTGTCGGATACACACTTTTTGAAAGGGTAGAACCGCGTAATACCCAGCTTGCATTATATTGCTTAGCTTCAGAATACTTACTATCGAACAAAGTATATGGTACGATTGACTCGATATCATTTCTGATATTAACCTCTGTCTCCTGACCGGTTGCAAGGCGGATAACCCACGGGTATTGGATTGCTTCTTCCTGAACGGTAGTATTGTTGCCGTAGATTGGATTAGAACGAGAGGCATCGAAAAGAAGTTCATAATCTTGTTCAGTTCTGCCATCTGCGGTTCTTTGCAAATTTCCTGATTTACCCCTATAAAATGCGCCAGTTGCGTCAACAAGGTATCCATGTCCATAATAAACCATCCCTTTAATATTCGGCAATCCTGCTTCAACAGTCAACCCTGCGTTCTGCAAATCAAATACGCCCTGAATATTAATAACAGCAGGAAGCCTTAAAGTGCCTGCGGTTTCATTAAGTACAAACTTACCAACTTGCCCGTGGTCGCTCGCCTCTTTTTCAGCCTGCCATTCTTCCTCTGTGCAGAATAGTGATGGAGTTGTCGCTTGTAAAGATTTGAGTACAGTAACCGCTTCCTGTAAGTTTGAGTTGATAGTCAGCAGCTGTCCGTTGAGATAGTAATCTAAGCCTAGTGATTCATCAACGTACAGAGCAGGGCGGATGGAGAGGAGGGGGAGGGCTGTGCCGCCGCCGAGTTCTACTTTCTGCCATTTTGTTGTATCGGTTAGAGGATTGCCGGTATTCGCAGCTATTAAAGATTGATATATACTCTTTTTCTCGCCAACAATCCCCGTCACCCACTCATTTAGCCCGTAGGTTTCTGTAGATTTATAAACCCTGCAATCATACTGCGTATATTTCAGCTTGTTATTTGCATCGGTAATTATTGAATTGTTTACCGGAATATCATTTATATAATCTACAATCGTATTCGCATATTTTAGGTTTTTGCCAGCCGCATCTAAAAGATAGTTAAGATTCGCACCACCTAAAATATCGGGTACATCAGCCTCATAACCGTTTGCGATTTTATTTGTATCGAAATTCTCTTTTTCCCCGCCAAAACTCTCAGGCAGCAAGTTCGTTGGTTTCGTTGGTTTGTCCATCCGCCGCTCCTTGTATGTTTAAATGTCTTATTCCTACACCAGTTCCTAAAATATCTGTGATATCATCAAGCAGAGTGTTCGTTTGTATGATGTTATCCCCAATCAGGGTAATATCAAGAACCATAGGCTCAACTTTCTCAATCAACACCTTATCTGCAAAACTCATATTTTTTATAATGTAAATATTATTTTCTCGTGTGCCTTTTGTCGTGTTATAGCCTATCTTTGCGTAAATTCTTCTTCTGAATAATTCATTAGATAAATCAGCGGTCTGACCTATTGTTTGATTTTTGAACCAAAAATATTTAACGGCATTGACATCATCATTATTTACGCTAAAAAAGCGGGCTAAGTTAAAGTAACTGCGTGTCGTTCCTACAAGCCAGCCGATATAATCAAGATATTTCCCCTCGGCTTTATCAATATTTGCCATATCAAGCAAATACTCTGATACTTTTTGCAAATTATTGTAATCATTTCCGATACACTTGCAAAACAAAAGATAATCAGGGTTTGCCCTTAATTGAGATATTGAGTATTCCTGCATTTTAATGTAATAATCATTCAGTAACATTGATTTCCCCTATCTCGCCCTTTTCAATGTCTGAGATTTCAATTACATCAAGCCAATCTAAGCCGTTTTTGCTTACTTTTATTGATTTTGTATAATCAACCCCTTCTACTGCATCAACAAATTGAATATACTTATTTGCGACAATATCATCATCCATTTTTGGATTAAAATTATTTTTAATCGCATTTTCAATATTTGTTTTAACCTGCGATAAATAAACATTGTCATTTAAAGCAACCTGAACCTTAAAATCAATATCAACTAATTGTGTGCGGGAAAACTTAATTGTTTCCTTGCTGCCTTCGCTGTCTTCAAGCTCTATTGAAATCGAGCCGACAAGCCCTATGCCGTCTTTCAGGTGCTTAAAAATCACCCCTGCAATTGTTTCATCATCATAAGCAGAACTTATAACAATATTCATTGAATGAAGCGGCACATCGCTATATTTTTGCGTGTTTCGGTTTTGCCTTACATTAATATTTTTTGCACTTTTATCAATCGCATAAGGAAGCAAATATTTTTTAATCCCGCCCTCTGTGTCAGAATTGGCAAGGGATTGTGTTTGCTCCCATTCATAGCGAAATTGCGCGTTATCCTGATAATCCTGCCCGATTTCGATTTGATTGCCGCTTGAATAATATACCCCGACAACATTAGCCGGTGCTGTTATAATCTCGCATAATGCCTCATCGGGTAAATCAATTGCCCCTAACTCTTCTGCTGTAAATGAGCCAACTCCTTTGCCGTTTTCGCCAATCTGGCAATCATCATTAAGCTTAAACTGGTCTTGAGTTGATTTATTTCTAAATAAAATTGAGCCTTTAGCTGCTACTGTGTTGGGCGTTCCCTCGACTGTTCTTTGAACAACCGTATAGGTTGCATAAGTGCGCTCTAAACCAATCAGCTTATAAAGCGCATCTTGATATTCATCCTCTGCAGTATTTGGATTCATATTTTTATCACGAAATAAAAGCTCCTGCTCGTAATCCATAGCAACAAGGCTTGAAACGGTGCAGATATTACCTATAGTACTTTCTTTAGTAATCTGAAAATCATTACCAAAAGTCGGCTGCATTTCAGCCGTCCACGTTCTTAAAAAATCCTCTAAAGTATCAGGTGTTAAACCTTTTGAATTATACTGCACCGGTTACACCCTCCACGTCAAATGTCTGACCGCCAGATAAAACAGTGGCTTTAACTTTATACACTTCTTCGCTATCATCAAAAGAAAATTTTAAAACTCTGTCAACACCAAAAACTTCATTTATTGCAGATTTTATCTGTGCTTTTAAAATATCGGGATAAGCACGCAAACCGCCTATGATATCAACGCCTTTGCGGTAATCCAAAATCCAATCACCGAGCAGGATTTTAATGCCAGTTTTAATATGCTGTTTTATACGGTTTTCACCCTCTACGGTTTCAAAATCACCGTTTTTGAATGATATGCGGTTGTTGTCTGTTAATTTTAAATCTTTCATAACTCAAGTATTGCAGATTTAAAATCGGGCTTTTTTAAATCACTCCCCCTGTCGGATTGCCTTGATTGCCGTTTGAGTGGGTGTGTTCTAAAAACAATTTACCGTCTATTGTGGTATTTGAGCCTAAACTAACGCTTGAGCCTGTTATATTGATAGAACCGCCCGTTATGGTTATATTGCCGTTTGTGATATTAACCTTTGCACTGCCGTCTTTTAGCCCGATTTCTATATCGGCATTAGTTGGATAAATAAACGCCTCATTATCAGGAATAAACCCGAGTTCAAAGCAACCGTCATTCAGATTATGACATCTATCATCACCGTTATAATTTGTATCGCCTTTTTTGTAGGCTTCAATAGATTTGTCATAATAGCGGATTGTACCGTAATCACCCTCTTTTATACCTAAAAAGATATAAGCTCTTTTTGTTTCATCCCGTTTTATAGGTACATTCGGGGCTATTCCGTCAAGAATCTCATCATTACGAAACACAAGCACATCAACATAATTGCCATAAACCTTTTTCACCTGACAGGGCAGGGAACAATTTATACTTTCTTTTAGAGCCTGTATGATTTTATCAAAAGCGTTGTAGCTGTTATTTTCTTCAAACACAGTAAATCTCCGTTTCTGCAACTGTACCGTAGTTGTTGCCTCTGTGCCTTACTTTGTAAATATACTTTGTCCCCTGCAAGCGTGTACCAAAATCACAAAAAGCCCACGTGCCCGGATTTAAAAACGGCAAAAGTCTTGTTTTTATCATATAACCGTTATAGGTTTTTATAATTTCTGTTTCCTTTATGCCGGCAATGCCCTTTTTCTTGTTGGCTTTTTGAATAGTTTTAGTTTTTGTCCTAAAATTATCGTTTTGCCTTTCAGGTGTACTTGAGTTATCGCTGTTTAAGGTAATTCCGTAAACTTCTTCCGGTTCTTCTTGCGTAAAGATATAAAACATCCCGTTGATTATTTTCCATTTAAAACCAAGCAGCTGTGCAAGTCCATTTAAGACATTTACGGATTTTTCGCGATACTGTCTGCCCATAATGTCTTTATGCTTAATATCTGCGATTGTCCCAACCGGAATGCCAAAAGTTTCAATGCAATCTTTTAGTATGGTTTCTGTTGATACAGTACCGTAGTAGGTTTTATCCATTCTGGAGTCTTTGTATTCTGATAAACCGTCAATAAGCGTAATAACTGTTTCAAGGTCGTTCTGTCCTCTGCGCCCTGCGTTTGCGTCCTGCTTTAAAAACCCTTGATTTGAGGTTAAAATAGTGCCTTTAGCTTTTTTAAGGGCTTTCAATGGATACCCTCTAAACATTAAAGCATATTCGTCATTGCTCCACGCTGCATAAAGTTCAAACGCATCAGCATTATTCATTATGTTTGTATAGGTGTTTTCTGATAAATTCCATATAGTAATTGTGCTTTCATTCGGCGCGCCGTCATCGGTTTTTACTATATCAAAGTCCATATCAAGACCGCTTTCACGGTCAACCCAAAACCGCCCTGTTTCTTTATCTTCCTTAAGATTGTCGGCAATACGGATGTTAGCCCCGCCTATATCAAGCCGCAAGCGAAAATTCAAATCAGGATTAACAGAACTAACCGCCACTCCTGTTTTTGATACTAATGTTTCTTCTGCTTCAACTACCATAAATAAACCCGAACTCCTCGCCGATTGTGTCTAAATCAGGATCATAAGTTTCACCGTTCAAATGTACAAACCTCAAATCCTGCGGTAATAATCGTCTGTCTGTTCTAATTTTTAAACCGTTGACTAAGGCTCTACCCAAAACAATCGGCTGCATATCCGCGTCATAAAGCCAAAGATACGCGGTATTGTCGTAATCGTTCCATTTGACAGTGAAGTTGAATAGGCGGTCGTCAAGGGTGACTGTTGATGAAATATTTGGGTTGTTTTTAAAACTATTCCCAAGCTGTAAAATTTGCATTATTCTTCACCCCCAAACCATTTGCCAACGCCTTTAGCCACATTGCCATCACCCAAATCACTCAAATGAGCCCACATTGATATTTTTTTATTCGGGGTTAAGTTATTATTTGGATTAGCAGGATTATTAACTGTATTTGGTGTATTAACACCTCCAATTCCACCTGCATTATTTCCGATAGTACTATCGGAAACCCTTTGCGGTGCTTTTCCTATGGTTATCGGAGTTAGCTCAACGCTTCCGATATGGACTTTTTTAAGTTCAAGCGTATAATCCAATCCGCTTATTGCGCCATTAACAGCAGGGGTAAAATTTTGCAAAACTACATTTTGCAAGTTTTCATCACCGATAACTATATCAAATGCCATTTTGCTTTCTCTTAAAGCTGTTAAATAGCCTTTAAATTCTTGATTTGTATATCTTCTGCCGTCTTGCAACCCACAATCTATACTTAATATCTCAGGTAAGTTGTGTAAAACTTCTTGAAAACTCATCCCGTTTTCAACACGTCTATCCGGAGCTTCTGATTGATAGGGTTCATTATGATTAAATACAACATCAATTTCTAAAATATTGTTTGTTTTTTGCTCTTGCTTTGATTTTTGCGTGTTTGCATAATCTATCCCACCTTTTAAAACTTTAGAAAACCCGCTTACAAAGCTGCCTACATTGATTGAACCGTTCAGCATAGCATCTTTCATCTGTGTAACACCGCTATAACCCATAGCAACAGCCTGCTTGTCAAGTGCTGGGGCAAAGCCTAAAAACAAATAGTCTAATGCTGCCTGATTAGTTATTTTACCGTCCGCCATAAGTTGAGCCAAACCAATAGCCGAAAATTTACAGGTCATATTTTCGGCAGTTTGCATATATTTGCCTAAATCAGCAAATGTTGCACCCGGATTTTGAATCGCGCCTTTAATCGTATTAGGCGCATTTTTTAAAGCAGAAGTAAGTTTACCCTTTAACGATTGTTTTGTCTTCGGGTCGGAGTTTACATCTGTTTTTTTTGGCTCATATGGTAATATAATTTGTGCATAGGTCATATTTATATTTTAATAATTTTGAAATCGGGATATTTATGTTATAGTAGGGCAAAAGGAGTTGTTATGAAAAAATTTTTAATTGTATTTTTAATATTGTTTTTGCCTTTGGCGTCTTTTTCTAAAGATTCATATATAGAATTATTAGACAAATTTTATTTAAATACTGATAGTGTTACTCCAAACGTTAAAACTGCGTCAATGAATTTTTGGGTAAAAATTATTAACGGCTCTAAATTTTACCCTGCTAACGTCAAAGACTCAAATTATGTTCTACAAAATTGGGAAATAAGCTGTCCGAACAAAACATTTAGTATTTTAGTCACTCATATTTATGACAAAAATTCCAATCCAATTGACAGCACATATAATTCATTTGTCAATGAAATAATAGTCCCTGATACAATGCCCGACATATTGTATTCTTATTATTGTCAAAAATAATTAAGCATATCCCATTTCATATTTTGTAAAGAATTTTTGTAAAACATCTTCTACATTTGCAGCTATAACTTCTGGTTGTGAATTTGGAGCTGTAATATTGATTGTAAGGTTATTTGTCTGCCCATTTGTACTTGAACTATTACTATTAAATAAACCGCCTGAAGGTGCTGAAATTGTTGTATTTGGAATAAAATCGTCTTTTATTTCTTGCAATTCCCATAAGCCTTCTTTGTTTTGCTTAAAGAACGGTTGTTTCCCTTGCGCTCTCAATGATTTAACTGCTGTATCTTTTTCTTCTGATGTCAAAGGTTTTATTGTATTTATTGCTAAATTTTGTTTTGTTTTTTGGGCATCCATAAATCTGCGTGTCATTGTATCGGCGTCTTTATCAGTAAAAGTCAGCCATAAATCCTGTAAAATCAAAAACCAAGACACAACGCCTGCGAGAACTGTGCTTAATTTTAATAATGGTAAACACATCGCCCATAAAGATTTTGATAATAATTTTATCCCTGCCAATACTTGACCACTTGTCATCATTGCATAACTCATTGCTAAAGCCTCTGTAGCAGCACTTGCAACACCTGTACTTGTAGCAATATCTAATATCGCCCAATGCAAAGCTTTTAATGCCCTTATTGTATTAAAAATTACTTTTATTCCAAATAAAGTAATGATTAACCTTATATTTTTAATAATAACCGCCAAACCTTTACTAATTAATTTAATAAATTGCAAAAGCCCCTGACTTCTCAAAATCTTTGTAATATCCCGTACAAGCTGTGCTAACGCCTCACCTGCTTCACCGTGTAAAATATTTGCTTGAAATTCCATCCAAGCTGTATTTAAATTTACAAGTGCAAAGTCTAAAGATTTAATATTTGCCTCAAATCCTTTGCCTAATTCCTTTCTTAACATTGCTGTAAATTTTGGTACAAATTCAGCAGAATCTAATCCGGCTTCCAGCATTTTATTAAATTCCTGTGTCGTTACTCCCATAGATTTTGCAGCTATTTCAAAAGACCCCGGCAAAGCATTCCCCATTTGACGGCGGAGTTCTTCCATTGAAACTTTGCCTTTTGATAACATTTGTTCAAGAGCCAATAATGCAGCACCAATTTGCTGCTGGTTTGCACCAATACCGCGCCCCGCGACTAAAACATCTGAAAACATACTGTGTATTTGCGGTTTTTGAAACCCCGCCATATTTGCGGCAGAATAAAAGTTCTTATATGCCTGTGCAGCTTTTGTAAGATCAGTACCTGTTCTGTATGCCTCACGTCTTAAATATTGCCAATCGTCCGCCGTACCTGTTAATCCTTGTATAGAACGCTGTAAAAGGTCAATTTCTCGTGTTGTTTTGATAACACTCCTCACCCCCTGAATCCCAAAGAAAATACCAAAGGCACGGCGAAAAGACTTAGCAAGCAAATCATTAGATTTTATCGCACGCTTTTGCTTGCGGTCTAAATCATCAAAGCCTTTGAGGTCTGCTTTTGTTACTATTTTTTGTACAAGTTCATCTAAGTATGTTGCCATTATTTTTAGTTTCCATAGCCTTTAACTGTTCATCTGCCTGCCTTACAAGCTCCTCATAATACATAATGAATTTTGTAGTATCCATTTTGTTTATTTCTTCTTCCGACTTTGGTACTTTGGATTGAGTAAAGAATATCGTTAATTTAACTGTTTGCTCTTGCGCTTTGTACTTTGCTTCTTCAAGTTTTGGGCTTTGGCGAATAAGTTCACTGATTGAACTATATCTTCGCTGTAGGTTTTGACCATTTCCTCTAAATACTTTGCGATATCTTTTGTATATCCGTTCAAACTCGCCATAAAGGCGGAGCGCTCCCCCATATTTTCTACCGCCATTTTATAAGTTACGGTCATAAGCTTTAGTACATCACCTGCAAAGTGTTCCTCGATTTCTGCCCTATCTAAGAATTTGCCGTTAACTGCAATCGGGTAGCTGCCGTTATAAATAATTTCATTTATCAGCCATTTCCACTCATCAACTGCAAAAATATCTTTAATACATTGGTGGCGTCCAAAACTGTCTGTATCTCTGAATGTCATAATATCAAAGCCGGTTGAAGTAAAGCAGGCGAATTTTAATTGAAATACAAGAGCAAGCGTTGTTAATGCTTCGCCTGTTAATGCGTTTCTTGTGTATTTATTATTTCCGTATTCGACAGTAAATTCTTTTGCCATTAGACTAAATCCTCACAATAAACGGTAAATTCTCTGTCTTGGTCGTCGTTAATGCTGTTAATATTGCCAACATAAGCAGTAGTTGACGTGAGCTTTTCACCCGTGTTATCATCCGTAAGCTGATAAGTTAATTTTGTAGCATTTTTGCCCCATAACCTTAGCTGCGCAAATATCGGGCTGTCAAAGTGGACCGTATGCCTGAAATGACGCATTTTATCAGCACCGTGATTAACTACAGTTATAACATCACCCTGTGCCCCTGCGCGTTGTTCAACAAAATCGCCGCTGTATGTTTCTTCACAAACGGTTTCGCCGTAGTTTGTAATCGCTACGCCGTTTAATATTGCATTCCTATATTGCTTTCTAAATTCGCTCATTTGCTATTCTCCTATGCTTCACCCAACAACATGTTTAATTCTGCATCTGTCGGGTCTATGAATAAATCAATCTGTACTTTTCTGCCTGTCTTAGAATCTCTGTAATATCCATAAACCTTGTATGTTTCAGAGTTGTACAATGTCGGCTCTGTTTCTTGTAATTTTGACGGTGGAGTTACAAAGAGTTCAAAACCTTTTTTCGTTTCGGTATCTTGTTTAACAAGCCCGTTGATTTGCGCTTCAATAAGTACAGAAGATAGCATACTATCAAGAATTTTTGCCGAAATATCTTCATATCCTAATTTTCTTTTCAAAAAGTCTAAAGATTTAGCTTTTAATAGTAAATCAAGCGCAAATCTAATGTATCTGCGTTTAACATCTTCGCCGTTAATCATATAACCGCCGTAAACAATCGGGCTTGCATACTCTGATACTCCGCCGCCGTTGATTGCGTTGATTTCTGAATAATAACTTACATTCAAAGTATCGAGATTGTTCATTGTCGTAGCGTCGTAATCCTGCGGAGTAACATTGGTTACGGTTGAATATAAAGGTCCAACAGAGCCTAGCTGCGATTGAGCCATAATTGCGGCTAAACCTGTTGCTAAACTTTCAGTTGCTTCTTTATGTGCTACCATAAATACATTTGCGTTATTCAATTTTGCGAGTTTTTCAGCTACATTACCCTCCGTGTTAGTGGTAATATCGTTGTCAAAAGTCTGCGCAGGGAACAACCTGCCATTTGCCAGTGCCTTTGCTGCTGCTTTTTCAATATCTGCGGCAAGTCTTGAATCGATAGTTAATTGAGCCCAATTTGCATTGACTTTTACGAAATTATCAACATCTACGCCGTAATTTGTACCCGCCGCTTGATATACTACAACCTGCTGCACATTTGATTGATTAGGCTTTGTATTGCCTTTTTGAACAAGCAGAGTTTCAATGTCTTTGTAAAACTGCGTGCTTGATAAGAAAATTGTTTTAAGTGTGTCGACACTATCGATAATAATCACTTTATTAGCCGGAATACTATACCCGTCTACTAAATCATCAGCCGTAAATTTTGCGGCGTAGCCGATACTTCTGAAAAATTTTGAGATATCCGTTGCCTGTGCGACTGTAAAGCCTATGCTAACGAGTTTGTCAATGCTTATCAATTTATTTCTTCCTCCGTAACTTGTATATGTATATCGTTCTTATCTAAGTCAATATTAACAGCGTGAGAAACGGGCAAATCATAATGATAAACAATATCGTATCCAATTGTTAAATCAAACTCACGGCGGTAGACGTAACCCCCTGATACCGCCTCATCAAGCGGACGAATTCCAGAGGTATTATTTATTGCACAAACTTTTCTAAATAAATTTGTTGTTTTTAAAAGCTGAAATTGTGTACGCAAATTTTCTAAAGAGTTTTGAGCAAGTTTTTCTCTTTCTTCAAGGTTATGTCCTTTGGTTTTAAGCCCGTCAACATAGAGCGCGATTGTGATTGTGCCTGTTTTGTATTCCCTGTGCTCTTTAGTTAAAGAATTAGGGAGCTGTCTTTCGCTCGAGCGTAAATCCTCGCTATCAGACACCCAAGACAAAATACAAAAAGGCTTTTTAGGCATCTCAAACTTTTGAGCAGACCAATAGACTGTTTTGAAATCTTTCGGAAGATTTAAAGTAACAAATTCTTTTATTTTATTTTTAATTGTATCTGTTATACTATTCATCTTCATTTACCTTTTTTATAATGCTTTCTCGCTGTTCCATAATAGTACCTACTCCTTTTGGTTCAGAGGCTGCAACCTCATAAAAAGCTTTATCCCGCTCAATCCTTTGAATAATATCCCCTGCTTTGATATCAACATTTTGAGAGTACATAATAAAAATGGAATCAATAGCGTCACCCGATAAAGATTTATCTAGTGCATACCCCTGAATTTTAACCGAACTTCTTAAACCCTGTACTGACACTTGAAACGTGCCGATTTCAGTTGATACATCATCGACATATCTTTTAACCAAAATATTTTCGTGGTCGATTTGAGAAATAAGCGTGTTTATCATCAATGCACCTCGTGTTTGATTGCATAGTATAAATCGCCGTGCTGTACAAGAGGGGTGCTGCTGCCTTTGTATTCTATCGTCATTTCAGCGTTTTTCGGTTTAATCTCCTGTCCTGCAATTCGTTCTTTCATCCTCAATTCTGCAAGTTTTCCGATTTTGTCGTAAACCTCTTGCCAATCGCCTGTTTTTTCACCTTTTGCGACATAATATTTGAAAGTTTCCGTTAAAATATCTTTTTCACTTTTTCTGTTAAAAATCCGTACAAAAGGTCGTTTAGGTATTTCAATTTCTGTACCCGCTTTAAGATAAAACCATTTTCCGGTACTAGGACTTTTAAACCTGCGTGTTTCTTGAACGGTTTGAGTGTTCCCAAATTCCTGAATGCAAGCATTCTTAATCAGAGTAAAGCCGTCTTTACCCACTACTTTTGCCCCATCGTCTTTATGTATTCCAATGGTAGTATTATGTTTCTCAAGATTTTTTAAAAACTTTGCTAAATTTTTTGAAGAAACCTCGCCTTTTTCGTATTTAATATAACAATTTACAGCCATACTTCCGCATTCCCCTTTAAATAAGGTTTCAACAAATCATCAATAACACTGGTGACAACTGTTGCAGGGTCAACAAGTTCTGCATCATCTTTAAATGTTATATCAGTGTCGCCGACTTTCATTGACTTGATTGCTTGCAAGTTAGCGGAAGAACTGCCCGCCCCTGATACTACTGCCATACCGTCTGCAAGTTCAATACAAGCCTGCTTAACAAGGTTTTCGTCTGTTTCAACACCTGCAATTAAGCGAGGGAATTTTAAAGGCTGAGTTTCATCAACCTTAATACCTTGATAATCTCTTTTATCAATTTCACGAGTAGCATTTACAAGTAATTTCGCTTTTTTATCCTCGTCATAAGTTGACCAGTTAGAGCCGTATTTAACATTCAAATACTGTTCAGCTTCTTCAACGCTTGCGTATGAGTTGTAGTCTATGTTATTTATTGTTATTGTTGTCAAAATCAGGCTCCTTATTATAGAGTAATTTTTGGGCCATTTCTTTTAGTTCTTTGATATGTACGGCAATAACTTCATTTATATTTTTTAAAAGTTTTTCTTCTAAATCCCTATCCCCAAAAGTATTTATAGAATAATCATGAGTGCCCAAATGTAAATTAACTTCAATGCAATCTTTACCTTGCATTGTTTCATTTAATAGCAAAGCACTTCGAATTTCTCTTTGCGCTTCCTCTAAATATTCAATATCTGTTTGTAACTCAATATATTTTTTTGCATTATGTATACTAATTAAAAGCATTTTTACCCTTTCTAAAATAAAGGGGCGGTATAGTTTATGATGTAAAAATAAAAGGAGTCCGCCCCATCTATGCTAATTTTAGTTCTTCTTGCGCTTCGGAGTTTCCTCGATGTCGTCAATGTCATCAAGCGAGGTTTCAAGCTTTGTCTTTCCTTTTTCTTCAACTACCTTGTAGCCGTCAGCTAAATATTCTCCGAGCTTACTTTCGTCATAAATTCTATATACAACATTACCTTTTCTTACTTTTTTCATTTCAATTCCTTTCTATGAGATTTTATCCCATTTTGATTCTGTGAATGCGCCTGTGATACTGTCCTCTTTTGCCTTATAAACTTCGTTGTTTTGTTTTACAACATCGCCGGTGTTATAAGTGTTAGATGTAACATAAACAGGGACGTCAATATCGACCAAAATGCTGTCAATTTTTCCGTCAATGCCGTTAGGAAATACGAAAGTGTCCATAAATGAGCGGTTTTGGTATAAATCGCCGTCACCTTCAGTGTGCTGGCCTGCGTTAAAGTAGTAAATTGATGAAATTTTAGGAACAGTTTTAACAGTTTCTACAGAAGCAAACAGAATATTAATATCCATAGCGTCATCATCCGGTACACAACCGTCAGTGTAGTCAAACAATGTTTTCATTCTTTCGGTGTCAATTACTTCAATTAGTGGAACGCCGTTAATGTTGGTTATTCTTGTTTCAACTCCGATTCCGTCTTCTGTTAATGTTGAAGAATTGATGTTCAGTGTCTTTTCTTTTGATATTGCAAGTAAATCCATAATTTCAGAAACAACATAACCGACTAAAGAGCCTCTTTGTCTGTAATATTTTAATTTGCCGCTGCCCATTAGCTTAACAATGTTTGAATAAACATTATCAGCCGTATAATCAGACAACGAATGGGCCTTAACAAGTCCTGTGCCGTTTAGTGCGTAATCTGCGATTTTTGAGAAGGTATAGCAATCAACCTCTGGTATTTGCTGAGTTTGCACAAATACTTGAGATACTTTTTCAACTGCTGCCGTTCTTGCTGTTTCATCTACATCAGCCTTATCTACTAAAAAAGATATATCTCTGTCGTGCGTAACAGTATAATCTTTGTCAGTTTGCGTAATAGTGCCTTTATTCCACCCGCCGTTTCTTGAATGAGCTTTAAAGCCTGATGTACTCATCTGTGTAAAATGGAAAGTTTTAGCACCTGTCCATTCTACATTGGATGTAATAAATGGTGAAGTTAAAGCGCCTTGATTAATAATTTCAATAATATTCGGGCTGTACTTCTCTGCGTAATTAAATGTGTTTGCCATATTTTATTCTCCTACTTGAATTTGTTAAATGAATGCTTGAAGCTTTTTAAAGCCAATCCGTTACCGCTGCCGTTGTTGCCTTGTGTATTTGGCACGTGGCTCGGGATTTTCTTTTCTACTTCTGTTTTGACAGTTTCATCAAACACTTTTTTGAAGTTATCCACATTAGCCTTTGAAGCTTCTAAATCCTTTTCTTTAATTAAAAAATCAAGAAAAGTATGTGATACTTCCTTTTCGGTCATATACTCTCTCAATTTTTCCTTTTGAATTGATAAAGCATTTTTGTCAGCTTCTTCCTGATATTTTGCTAAAGCATCTTCTTTTTCAGCTTTTAAGCGGTCGATTTCAGACAATTTTGCGAGTTCCGCCTGTTTTTCGGCTTCTGCCTTTTGGTCTGCAAGCTGCTTATCAAAAGCTGCCTTTTGCTCGCCCAATCTTTTTTGTACGATTTTGTCTAAATCTGCCTGCGTGAATTTTACCTCATCTTTTGGCGGTTCTTGTGGATTGCCTTGAGGTGGTGTGTTTGGATTTGGTTCTGTCATAATTTCTCCTTATTTTACGGTTAAGTAACCTAAGTTCATTATGGCAAATTGCAAATCGGGCATTTAATAATTAGAAATTCCACGTTTTTTGTTATATTCATAGCGTTTCTTGTTTGCTTCGTTGAGTTCTATTTTCCCCTCCTCGCCCTTATCTTCTGGGGCAAGTTCTAACTGCTCCGGTATATGGTCGCAACGGGGATGAAACAAGCCTTGCATTTCCGCTTCTTGAATTGTCATGTAGTTAGGTGTATCGCCTCTGATTGATAAAATCTTATTTTCAAACGGTGCACAAAGCTCACAAGTCGGGTGAATATTTAAATGTACAATCCTAACCAAATCTACGCCATACTGGATAGCGCGGGTAAAAAATGCCAATCGCTCAGCGGTTATAGTTTCGGTCATAGTTTTCATATTGATGTATTCAGCAATAGACCACCTTCTCCCTGCCCTGTCATAAAAAAATGATATGCCTCTTTGCATTAAGTCTGCTGCCAAATCTGCGCTAATCTTTTTAACTTTTTCATTATCGTAAGACACTGTGCCAAGTTGTTTTATTACATTTTCCGAGTTTGTTTTTATATTTTGAGCCGTTAGCGTAATATCTTCAACATCTGCCGCCTGTCGGTCGTTTACCTGCTTTTCAAAAGTATCAACGGTAATATTTTTGTCCTTGACCTCTGTAATATTCTTTGCTTTTAATTGTTTATCTGCTTCATCTATTCCCTTTTGAGCGGAGTTATAAAGCTGTTCTTCAAGGTCTTTAAATAGAGAGGCAAGCCATAAAGCAATAAGCGCATCTCTAATTTTTCTGTGCTTTTCGATTTCTTTATCAGTAGGATTTTTAAGCATTAAAAAAAACGACTGATTGATTTTGTCCATATAATCAGCCGTGCTGTCTGTATTCTCCTCAATGTCCGTTTCGATTGTTTGTTTTAAGTCTGGCATTTTACTTTTCCGCATTTAATACATTTATGATACAAATAATCACAATCCCATTGAGGAGCTTTACAATGTCCATGTTCTTTGCGATATGAACACAACTCTTGGTATTTGTCACCACAAGTGCATTTATCAATATAATTATGTTTACAAAATAATTGTTTTAAAAATTTCAACATTAAGCTCTCAACCTCCTATTATTTGCCTGCGGTATTTCCTCATTCTGCATTATTTCTTTTGTCTTTTTGATTTCTTTCTTTTCCTCATCTTCCAAAAGCTTTAATTCTGCTTGAACATCTTTTACGGTTTCCATTTTAGAAAGCAATGTTTCAAGAGAAATTGCCCCCTCTTTCCAAAGCTGTACATATTCAAGGTCTTGCGCTACATTTTCAGGAATATTCGCAAAGAATGTAAGTTCAATATCGCCTTTTTTGATTTCAAAACTGTTTACTGTGTATTTGCCGATTAATTTCCAACGTTCTAAAATTCCGCGCTTGAAATAAACCGCTTTGTCAAGTCTTAAGTTTTCAAAGCCAATAAGTTTATAAGAAATTGCTATACCTGATTGGTTGCCGCCAAAGTTTTCATCTGTGAAATCTGCAACATTGGTTATCGCGAAAATATCCTCACGCATCATATTGCGCAGCTCTTTAAATGAGCTTACATCCAGCTTTTTATAAATATACTCGGCTTTTGTGTCTTTTTCGCCTGTGTCGGATTCAACCCCGAGTACACTTGTTTCATTTAACTGTTTTCTATCTTCTTCTGACAGCCGGAAATTATAAAAAATCAATAATGCATTAGCAATACTTTCAAAATCATCAAACGAGCAGGAATAAAGACGGCTATATGCACTTAACATCTCGGTAACTTTTTCATAGTCGCCGGTCATCTCATCATTGTTTTTATAAATGATGACAGGAAAAACCCCAAATACATTGGGGATTGTTTCGCCCATAGAAATAATCCTGCTTTGCGCTGTAAATTCTTGAATAGAATCAGCTGTATAAATATATCCCCGCTTGTAAGTTTCCTTTGTCTTTGTTTTAACCTCTGTGTAAGTGATAAAACAGATTTTATCTTCAAGCAAAGTATCATTTACAACTAAAAAAGTTTTTAGAGGGTCAAGCCGTTTATAATAAAGCTCTTTTGTTTCTTTGATTCCTACAAGCTCGTACGCTATTCCAAATTTTGAGCAATCTTTAGCTAGTGATTTGTTTTCGATTTCTTCAATGTCATCCGCTTGCAGTTCTTCAATTGTTTTAGAGTTAAACCCGTCATTAAATTTATAGCTTATTGGTTTTCCGATAAAATAATTAACACTGTTATTTACAATCATACTTGCAAGATTGACATGGATTTTGTTATCAATACGCTTTTTCTTGCTTATTTTTGCTTTTTGGAGGTCGTCAATGCCTTTGTAATAGCTGTTTAGTTCTTCAAGCTGTGGTTTTATATCGTTCTCAAATTGACTAAGCCAATCGGCGACATTTTCTCTATTAATCTCTGTCTCTGATGATATGATAAATTTTCCCATATCCTCATTATGACAATGTGTAAATCGGGCTTTTGTGGTATAATTCAGATATGGAAAATACATATTTTAAAAATACACTGAATGAAATAATAAATTTTTTTAATGGTTATTGTGATATCACTTTTATTAAATCACCTACGAAACAAGCTGTTAGAGTTGTGGCTAAAAAAGAAAGAAGTATTGCTATAAAATTTTTAGAAACAATAATATTGGGCAATATCTCTATTTTTTATGAACAAAACAAAAAAATATCTAATTTTCGCTATAACATAGTTGAAGCTATAGATTTAGATTAACTACAACCCCAAATCAGAATAAGCAGTAAGCCCCCTTCTGCCTTTTAGTTTTCTGATTACAGAAGCTGCGCTATCAGGGCTGTCATCGTGTGCGGCGTTTTCATCATAAGATTTTATTTGCCTAATGTATTCCTCATCGGTTTCTTTGATAAAATACACATCTTGCCAGTTTGTGTACAAATAAGTCATAATCTTGTAATGCTTGTTCATATGCTCGTGATAGCTTGTAAATCCGTTGTTTTTAGCGGTGTAGCCCTTATCGTCATTGTTTTCGGTAATAATTGTTTTAACAAGATATTTGTTTTTAAAAGCCTTAATTTCATCAATACAATCATCAATATGCTTGTTCCACTTTTTGCCAAACATAATAATGCGTTCTTGATTATCGACCTTAACAAGTTTTGCAATAGTAAATGCCGTGCTATCTTCACCGCCAAAACCTTTATCAATATGTCCTATGCCGTTATGTATCAAACCGCTGTCATCAATAAATCTTAAACCTTTAAATTTAGTATTGATATTTGCATCAGGCTCTTGCTGCCTTTGTGGATAAAATACCAACGGGGAACGCTCACGCTCGTTTATTAGCGTTTTTGTTGATACTTTTTCCTCCCAAATAGATTTCTCGTCAACTAAAGCCTTAATGCAAACTTCATCCCAATCCTCTTTATACCTGTCTTTTTCTTCTTGTGTTAATCCCGCTCCAAATTTGCCCTGATTTTTTATATAACCTGTTAAATCTTCTTCGTGTAAGCGTTGCATAACAAGAATAATAGGAACATCTGAACGTCTTAAACGTGTGGTTAATTTTCTTGAAAAATATTCAGTTACTAAATCCCTTTTTGTTTCATATATCTCATCACCCGCCTTCATTGGGTCATCAATAATCATTGCACCGCAAAATCCCTCAACTGCGGGATTTCCTGCATCTAAACCGGTAATTGTGCCACCGATTGAGCCTGCTGTCAAGCCTGCTTTACCAACAGCACCGTCTATACTCCAATTTGCACGGCTTTTTTTGTCTTTCTTTAGTGTGTAATCCCATAAAATGATAAAAGGCTCACTATTTATAATCTCGATAACTTCACTGGATAACTTTTGTATAAGTTTATCAGAATAAGAAGTATAAAGATGGCAGATGTTTTTATTACGTGCAAAAGTCCATGATATAAAGTATTCTACAATTTGAGATTTACCAAAGCCAACGGGGAGATTAAGCAAAAGATTTTTAGTTGTTTTATATTTTGCAATTGCTTCCAGTTTTTCAATAACTTCATCGTGAAATGATTTAAAAGTAAAATGTGCACCGGTTGTAAAATAGTGCATTACTTTAATAAAGGCTTTCAAAGAGTTTTCGCAAATAATTTTTAATGCAGCCTGTTCTTGAACTGTTGGAAAATCTTCTAAAAAATCTCTCATAAGCTACAGTTCTTTAAGTTTTTTCAAAACATCATCAACAACATTGTTATTAACAATAATAGAGGTTGATTGCTGAGTATTATCGATTTCATAAAATCCAATATGTTTGGCTATCAAATCAAGTGCCTTAACTGCACCTTGACTATCAAATTTATATAAAGGTTCGCCACAATCAGCACCCTCGTGTTTCCATTCTTTATCAACCCTATCAAAATACATAACTGGCACATTCTGCATACAACGGTTTTTAACCTCAATTAAATCTTGTAAAATTTCATCTTGCGTTATTCTATTACGCTTTTTTATCCCTTCTTGCAACTCTTGAATATACTTTTGAATGTCAGGTTTTGTCAGGTTTTCGTTTGCAATACTTCTAGCAGTTTTTTCGCTATAACCTGCTCTTATAGCGGCTTGTGTAGCATTCAAATCTATTAAATACTCGTTACAGAATTTCTTTTGTTTATCGTTTAGCAATCTTTACCGCCTTTTTAAGTTTCACACCCTGTCTTAATAACCTCAAGAGCCTTATATGTATTTTAAGCCTTTCGCCAATAGGCATATTTTGCGTGCCGTCAATTTCAAGCAATATGTTATCTTCGTCTTTTGTGCATTCAAAATCAAAATGTATAACAACCCCGTCTTTTAATAATCGCATATCCCCCAAATTTAGCTTTAATTGATAATGATAAAACTCATTTGCTAACTGCCCGTAGACTTTTTGAAGCGTTTTGTACCTGAATATATGCTTTTGATTGCCTTTAAACGCTAAAATGTTGGCTCTTATTTTGTCGGACTTCTTATAAGTCGGTACTTTATACCGTACTCTTTTAGGTTTAACTGGCAAGACAACAGAAGCACTCATACTTATATTATAAGCGCTTTTTGTATCGTTACGATATAACGATTAGAAATATTTACATTTTTTCATGAAGTTTTGTAAAATTTTACTGTGCGTGCCTGATAGACAAGTTATAATCAAAAGCACTCAAGACAATACGTTCTATTTTAATAGCCTGTTCAAGATAGTTTTTAGGGTGTTGGTTGCGTTCTTCCAGCTTTTGATTAAGCAGCTTTTGTATCTGAGAAGCTGTTAGATTATCTTCTTGAATAATCTCGTTGATAATAAGGTGAATTTCATTATCTACATAAATTCTTATAGGCTCACGGTTGCCGTTATCTTCAATATCAATATAATAAATAACCATTGGGTCTAAAATTCTAAACTCTACCTGTGCATCAATCGTAATGTTATACGGGATAACTTTATCATTCTTTGATTTAACAGAATGAGCATTAAGAAAATGTACTTGAAGTTTTGTATTAACTTTGTCAAAAGATTGAATTATAGGAAGTTTAAAGCAAATACCGGAGTTAGTGAAAATTTTACCTGGTGTTCCGAAAGTTTTGCGGATAATGTTGTAGCCTTTGTCGCAATAGATTATGGGGGTTAATAAATCAAATATATTATAAATGTTTTGCATCAATAGTTCAAAAAGTTTGTTCACATTCCACCTCAATATTTTTTATTTTATTCTCTAAATTCATCTGATTTATTGGCTCATCAAACCGCCATTCAATAAGTTTTATCTTATTTTCGCCACATAATTGTCTTTTTCTATTATCAAGCTCTTGGCGTTTCTTAAAACCTTCCTTGCCGCCAAAATGCTCAACCACTTTATAATGTTGTTCTCCTTGATATTCAATACCTATTCTCAAATCAGGAATATAAATATCTAAAGACTGCAAGCCTAGCCAATCAGAATGATACTGATAAATAGCTGTCGGGTAATGTTGATAAACCAATCTAAATAATTCTAACTCGGATTTCCATTTTGATTTAATAATCTTTCTTGCAATTAAATCC